AGTGCGAATAGCATCCATTGTGCGATCCATATTTTCCATGCCAATTGGCTTTGCAAGCTCAATTTGATTTGGGTCGCCAAGCATTAATCGGACAACGTATTGACCATCAGCGCCAGTATTAACATCAAAGCCCATACCGGGATTAGGCGGGTTGCGCTGGATAATCTTGAAAATGTTTATCAGGTTTTGATCGCGGAACTTTGTGATGATCATGTAGTAACCAGCCTTATACGCATCAATAACAAACTGGTAACTACCCTGCAAGAAGTTCTGTGCGGTATCAGCATTCAGTGCGCGGAACGAGCCAACGCCGGCCTTCTCAACGTCGCCATGAATGATGAAGATAGTGTTGCCGTATCGCAGGAACTTAGAATTAGGCATCTGCGCTTCACGAGCAAATGCGGCATACACCATCTCTGGCGGATATTCACTCTGCGTATTCTCAGCAGCCGCTCGAAGCAGGTCATTTACCTGCAACATCTGTTGTTTACTATCAACGATCATAATTAGACCCTCATGTCAAAAAGTGCGGCTGAGTAAACATTCCCCATGCCAGCAGCAAGGCTCAGGCACAATCCCTCAGGAAAATCAGTCGGTTTAGATAAAAAACGCTCATCGCCAGAAGTTTTGTTCTCTATGCTGGGTACTTGATTATTTTTACAAGCTTCGACCATAAGGGCTGTTTCAAGCAGGCCACTTGCACCCATCGTATGACCGATTTTTTGTTTGAATGACGTAGCAACGAAATCAGTAAACCGCGATAGTATCGCTGTTGTTTCAGACGCATTATTCGACTTCGTCCCCGTACCGTGTGTCTTGATAACCTTGACTTCATCTGCGCTAATCCCTGAATAATGCAAGACACCGTCTATAGCGCGGGCATAACCCTGACCGTCTTCGCGCTGACCGATAGCATTGTTGATCTCTTCGCTTGCCGTCCAAGCGCCAACCAGTTCAGCAGTCGGTGTCCTGACCAGAGAATCCTCGGACTCGAACACGGCTAATGCAGCGCCCTGACCAACGTAGAACCCGTAGTTCACATCATCAAAGGCACTAGGCAAAACGCCATTCTTTTGCTTTTGGTCTTCAGTAAGGCAGGCTCCAGACTCGCCAAAGAAATCAAGGACGGAATGGCTCACAGCGTCCTCAACAGTGAGAACGACAACGCGGGCATACCCGTAAACCTTAATCAACGTCTGAACGTCCATCATCACCTTCAGGCTTGAAACGCAAGCCGTTGCGTCCGTCGCTATGTAGTCGTTTGCGCCACAGGCTTGGGCGACTCGACCGGCATACACTTGCGTCAGACTCAGCGGCAGAAACTTGTACTGGTACGTCAGCCTCGACTCCCTCGCCATTCTTGGGTTGATCCCCGCAAAGTGCGCGTTCCCCGACGCTAAAATAAAGGCGGTCTTCCCCACCTTGGTTTGCTTCAACGAATCCATCAGAGGCTTGTCCAGCACCTTCTCCGCAAGCTTGTGGGGCGGGTAAATCAGACCCGTCTTCACATTCCTGTAGGTGTCTGGGAACCAATGAACCTCCTGCGGATAAAGCACATCGTCAAACAACTCTGTCTTGTCTGTTGATGCGGTTCTGTAATCTGTCAGGAAGATCTTCACTGGATCTCCTTCAGAGCCTCATCAGCAGACGCTGGTATCTTTTTCTGGTGCAACATCAAGAAGTCGTATAACTCTTGAACATTTTTTGGCTGCAACTGTTTGCCGATTTCCTCGTCGATGTCGAATACATCGCACATATAGATCCCGGTCAACAGCATATCTAAGCTATCAAGCCCGCAATTTGCGAAGTCATCAGACATCGAAACCGCATCTACATAATCATCATTCATTGGCTTTGCGACTCTAGCTACTGCGTTCAGCAGCTTCAAGAACTCTTGTTCGTTCATGACATCACCTGTGCAAATCGACTAGCCCATTCACGCCAGTCTGAGAATTGAAGTGGGCTTGGAGGATTCTTCTGGCTAATACCCGAAATCACGCAAAAAGCGACAGCCCACTCCTGCCACTCATTTTCGTTCATCAGCCTAGGGATTGGGCCATATTCATCAAGGTCGAGTACGATCTGATCTGCCCAGTCTTGCAAACTGATTATAACGGGTAAAGTTATCAATTTGTCGCCCCGAGGACGGTTCCGTCAGCTTCTTCTATGTGGGCAATAACCTGCCCCATCTGGTAATCCCCATCGACAATGTTGGACTCAAACCGGAACCTCATCTCCCGCCTGATCTCTTTGAAGAAAATCACCTGCTCGAAGGGGGTGGATGGGTTTGGCACAATTACCTTCGGCTCGCTCGAAATCTCCTTTGCCCTAGCATTCGACCGCCCAACAATCTGGACGGTCATGTTCTCCGACTGGACAAAGTCAGGCTCCAGAAGCTCGCAGCGGAGCGACTTATTCTTGCCCTGCATTACCAAATCGCTGATGTCGGCGGTCTCAAAGTAGCTCTGGATGGCGTTCAGGGTGTTGATGTCAATCTCGTTGACCCCAGTCTCGTGCTGCCAGAACTTATAGTTGTCACTTGAGTAAATAATCCGGATGTCGCCGTTTTCGGTAACGCGGATGTCCCCGGCTTGGGTTTCCCGAATGACCGGAGGCGCTTTGTTGTCGTTGTATCTCACCCCGGTCAGAAGTGGGGTAGCGAACTGGGTGGCAAACTCCCCGGCAGAGCGCCCATCATTAGGCAATTCAGTGTCGTACCAAGTTTGCTCGCGGATGTTAAAAATGATGGCGTGGGTACATTCTGTGGCGCTGCCTCTTGGATAGCACCACCAGATCTCGCCAAAACGGGGAACTTTGAAGGCAAAGACCTTCTGGGAATACTCCCGGTTCAACCCATCAAAGAAATAGTTGATGTTCAGGTCGTTCGGGATGTCCCTGACAACACCGTTGAACATCAGAAAGCGATCAACGCCACACCAAAGGTAAATACCATCGTATTCAATCACCGAATTCGGGGACAGAATTGAGCTTTGGGAACTTATGGTGTCAAACTGAAAAGTCTGCTGGCCTCCCACATAGGAAGCCCTGACCACCGCATCAGTAGACCAAAATAGCCCCGCTGGGGCGTTTCCGGGGCCACCCCTAAGTGGAAGTCCTCGGACAATCTTTTGAGCCGCCACACGGGCATTTCCGGAACCTATGCCGCTCAAATTAGTAGGATCGCCGGGAGCCGACCAGCCAATTGAGCCATCAGTGCCAAAAACCGTCAAATAAGGGTGCAGGACGCAAACCCCGCCGCTGGCGGACACGCCAGATGGGACGGTCACCTCAACCAGCCGGTCAGTTGCCCGCAAGTCACCTACAAAAAGCTGCCCGCCAAGAGAGTTGTACAGGGAGTCCAAATTCTGGGCGACCTGAGCAATAATTTTATTGGACGGGATTAGGTTGATCGAGTCATACAGAACATCGAACTGCCATGCATTATTTGGGCTGTAATTTAAAGTAACCGGGGTTCTGTCGGTAACCGCACTGGCATTTCCATTCTGATCAAGCGTAAACCGCTCAAGATATTCAGAGCTACCAGAGTGGATGTAGGTGTACCCATCTTCGGTGTATGTCTTCATCCCACGGCTTATTTGGGACAAATAATTGCTAATCGCTCTGTACCCACCAATCTTACGAGGAAGCCCGCGTTGAAAACGAACCCACTGTCCGTCAACGTAATAATCTCCCTCGAATTTCGTCCCGTCCCGCTTAATGCCGGGCTTAGACGCAATAATGACTGGTGAGACTGGCATTAGTATGTACCCCCATCAATTGGATCTAGCCCAAGATTAATGAGTGCTTGTGCGGCGGTAGTTGCCCCAGTTCCGCCCAAAGAAATTGGGAGTGGCAAGCTGATGCCGCCAGTTTCTGCGGAAACCACTTGGTTGCCATTACAGTACAAAATTGTTGAGGCAGACTGAGTAACTGAAACACCTGAGGTGGTAGCCGTTTTAATTGTCAGGCTAAATGCGCCAGTAGTTGAGTTTGTCACCCAATATTGCTGGATGGTGTTCGGGACAATCACAACACGGTTACCAGTCAAAACGCCAGTAAACTCGTAAGCAACCCTGTTCAGTTCAGCGCCAGAAAGAACATAATTACCAGTACCTGCTACATTGATTGTGGTGTAATCAAAAGAAAAAATTGCAGACTGCCCAAGGCCAAGAGAGTAATAGTTGACCCCGTCAGTCAGTACGATGCAAGAATCAAGCGGCTGCAAAGAAATGCTTGCCGAGTCATCAATTGTATTTGCGCCAACCGTTTGGATTGTTATAACGCCAGTACCAGCATTCTTGAACTGAACGAACCAGTTATTACCTGCCGTCGAAGCAAGCGGGAGAGTAAATGTACCAACCCCGCTAGTCCACAAGAATGTATATGCGCGGTCAGGAACCGTTAGCGTATGGTTTGATGCATACGAAAGCACAGGCATCGACTGAGAAAGCAGTGAGCCAAGAGCAATAATCCCAGTGCCTGCAAGCGCAGAAGCATTCACAGAGGAAACCGACGCACCGTATTGGAATGTTCTCCAAGTGCCTGCTGCGGTCGTATTGTCTGTTAAGTATATTTGCCAAGTAGTGCCGGGGCTGATGTTTGCAACCTGAACCCCGGTAAAGTCTTGAACAATGAATGAATTAGAGCCGGGGTTATTGAAAAGAATTGTCTGCCCATTTGATACTTCATTCGCAGGGCCAAGCTTCAAAATGTAGCCAGCAGAGTTGCTAGTCACATCCATGATGGTTGCAATCACATCTGAATTAGCGGATGTCTCAACAGGCCAGTAATACTGCGTAGTCGCAGTAGACAAGGTGACTGCCGCGTAAGAAACGCTTGATGGGGCGATATTGTCGCCGCCAAAAATATTGGTAACAACGGTCATGATTACGCCTCTTGTCTCGTAGTAGACCTATCGACAATCTTCTTCATGTCTTCCTGATTCAGAGAGTTGACAGCCATTTCATAAAAACTCTGCCATACAGGGATGCGCTCGTCGTTCTTTAGGAACGGCGTGGCCTCAAGCAAAGTGCCGTACAAAAGCGCATTTGGCGCGTAATTTGTCAGCCAGTTTTGCTGCTGCTCATCATCCAACAGCGGCGGAAGCTCGTAATAGACAATCTCAACCGGGTAATCGTCATCTGGAGTTTCTGCAAATAGCCAGTGTTGGTAGTCGTAATCAGCATAAAAGGTAGGCTCACCAAGCTGGGTCTGGTCAGGCCAATACGCCCTGCAATACTCGTAGCTGCGGGTAAACAGCGTCTTACGGGTATTTTGCAGAGTCCCAGTGCCAATATTGATTGAGATCGTTTCACGCCATCTATCAGGCTTTGGCATTACACAAACGCCCGTCTGCATTGCAGTCGTTACCACGGTTTGGAAGCCCTGAATCTTTAGATCGCGGGCAATCCTGCGTTCAGCCAAATTGATCAACTTTGGGATCTGCTCGTAAACAATCGGGTCTGTGGCAGCAGATGCACCACGCTCCAGATAGTTCCGAACGTCGCCCTTCAGGTTGTTAAATGTCATTGCCTGTGGCATAGCTGTTCCTTATTAAGCCAGCATGGTCTCAGCATGGGTTTTGGCCTCCGCAACACGGCGCAGCCAGCCCTTACCAAAAGTCCCAAATGTAGGCAGACTGCGATAAAACGCTTCCTTCTCTGCGCTGAATTTTGCCACCAACTCGCCCTGATTGGCATCTTTTAATGACTGCATGGTCTTAGGGCCAATTGCGCCGTCTGGAGTCGTGCCGATAGCCTTCTGCATAGTCTTGATTGCACGACCGGGGCCAGCGTTGACGGCAAAGTCGAACATCAAATAATCCAAGCCGTCAGGCATCTCATCAGCCTTGACCGCGTCCCAGTATTTTTTCTTGTACATCGGGGAGACAGTATCTGGGGTCAAAGCCCGCATTGCCGCCTCATCCACCGGATGACCTACCCACTCTTCCCAGACCTTCTTGGTCACGCCCAGATTAGTCATGCCGCCGGGGTCTTTGGGATGGTTTACAAAGCCGCCCTCATGCTTGAGGATGGCTTTAAGGGCTTCGTCAAAGTTCTCTTTCATTTTTTAGCCTTCATATCAATGATCTTCTCAAGGGTGCGACCACCAAAGTAAAACGACATCACCAGCATCCCCCACTGCCCTAGAAGCTCTACAAACGAGTCGGCAATATCAACCAATGCTGCGTCAAGGATTGCCAAGACTAGGTACGCCACCATAATGTAGATCAGCGTCAGCGGGCGGATATTCTTCGACAGCCAGCTATCACTTGCCATATCCGCTTTCAGGCGGTCAGTCAGATTGTTCTGCTCCGTCTTGTACAGGTCAGTGTCATTCGCCATCTTCGCAAGTTCACCATCTTGCGCCATCTTCGCAAGTTCAAATTGCGCTTTAGCCTTTGCTTCTGGATCAGGAATAAGTTTGTCAATCAGTTTGCCGCCAATATCTAGCAGCGCGTCTAGTCCTAGCATATCAACCCCCTTGTTGAAACATCCACCATATTGCCCAGCAAAACAGCAAAATAATGCAGACAATTACAATACTTGCACCTACAGTTTCAATGTTGTCTTTCAACCGTTGTCGCTCACGACGCTTTTGCATCTCAAGCCGCTTCTCATTAAGGCGCTTCTCTGTTTCCGCTTGTCTAGCAGCCTCAGCTTTGGCCTCACGGTCAGAGCGCAACTTACCCATGCGCTGCCAGAACTCGTCCCACATCCCGGCCTCTTGGAAGTGGTAAGTGAAGATGTGTTTGATGTCTTCGTAATACTGTTTAATTTGACGATCAATGATCATCAGTTCCATTACATACTCAGCATCTGACACATAATCAGGAACAGGCTCACCCTTGGCAACCGCCGCTTCCTGCGCTACCTTTGCTTCTTCTAATTGAGTCCGTTTAGTCTCGTATTTGCCAGCAGCCGAGAAAAACTTGGTAACCCCAGACATGGAGTCAGCCAGCGTCTTACCAGATTCAACAGCGCCATTGATTTCTTCAAAGGCTTCTTTAGCAAGAGCAGCGGCTTCTTTAACCCCAGTGACAACCGCCTTGACACCAGCGATTGCCAAACCAATTGTTACCGGGTCAATCATTTGTCAGCTTTATTGTCCAACTTGTTAAATATTTGCTTCAACATATCTTTCACCTCATCAATGTCGCGACGATAGTCTTCCTTCTGGACGTACAACAAAGGCAAGTCAGCCATCTTGTCCTCAAGACGAACGACTGACTTTGTGATGCTGTTCAGGATCCAGCCGCCAAAAAATCCGGCAACAGTAAACCCAACATTGATTAAAAATTGTGGCTCCATGATTAACCTATAACTCCACCAAAATTACCGCCAACCGCGATGTCATAAACAAAAATTAACAAGCCGCCGCCACCATTTCCACCATTACCGTTTATGGTTGATCCTCTTCCGCTACCACCACCACCGGCTCCGTAAGATCCTGCGCCGCCTGCGCCTCCAGTAACTGTAGTTTGGGCGCTAGACTCAGATCCACCACCACCGCCACCAGCACCGCCGGGGCCAATTGTGCCGGTTGATACAACACCATTCAAAGTAGTGTAAGTAATCTCATTGCCAACGCCACCAGCGCCACCAATAGCTGCTGTTGCGCCATTTGAGCTAACTGAGCCAGAGCCGCCGCCACCAGCACCCGCGCCGCCAACGCCGCCTGCGGTACTTGTTGTTGTGCCTTTAGCTCCACCCGTACCACCAGCACCAACACCAGTGCCACCAGTGCCGCCTCGACCAGAAGCGCCAGTAACAGGCGCACCACCTACAGCAGCTATACCAGCACCACCACCGCCACCACCGCCAGCCACGTTACCGCCAGAAGCGCCAGCCCTTGAAGTGAAATAATTAAACCCAACAGTAGCAGCACCACCACCGCCTTGCCCCTGAGTTGAGCCAAAGCCACCAGTTGCCCCGGAATAATTGATAGTATTTACTGTGATGTTACCGGCCCCACCAGAACCGCCTGCACCACCTGAAATAGACCCGCTGCCACCATTTGCAATTGCTCCAATACCACTTACTGCTGGAACGCTATTTGAGTTTATGTTTGCCCAAGTTTGACCGCCTGCAACTCCCGGAAAGCCGGAAGAGGTTGCGCCACTACCAGCAGACCCAATTGAGTAATAAACGGTCTGGCCTTTGCTCATGGGTAAGTTTGAGGTTATACCCATCGCTCCAGATCCCCCTCCGCCAGTCCCAGATCCATTCGGCCCTCCCTTGCCAGCGCCACCACCAGCACCAACAGCAAAAAACATATTTGAACCGCCGTAGTCAGTTGGGACAACAAACGATGAAGCTCCAGTTGTAAAAGCTAATGTTTTTGTTTGTGATGTAAACGTGATCCCTGTATTTCCTCCAAGGTTAGCTACATTTTTTGCAACAAGAGTAGATGCGCCTGATTTCGTAACGCCTCTAAAAGCCGTGTACGTTGTTGTTACATTAGAGCCTATTGCAAGAGTAAAAGTCACTAAAGGTGTTCTTCCATATGCTACTGTAATTCCAGCACCTTTTTTACCTCGAAGAATAAGACTTCCACAAGTAAGAGTAGTCCCACCAAATAAAAAATATAACTGGTAATCAGTAACGCAATTAATTGAAGAAAAAGTAGGAGTTAATCCTGTAAGTTGAAAACTAACTAATGAGCTATTTGGCGTAAGTGTTAAATTGTAAAATGTATTATTTGCAGCAAAAAATTGTAAAAGAGTTTGAACGCCGGACGGGACTAAATTTATTGTAGATGTTCCAGCATTAAGAGTGGCTGTTGTATATGGAATGGAAAACGCCACTGTAGATGAAACAACAGTAAGATTTACTATTGACGCATTAAAATTTGCAGCTTTTGACGTTGATGTACGAACCCCAATTAATGAAGTAAGGTTACTAAGTGTTGTATCGTCAAGAGAAATTGTTGACGCTGTTATGCTATAACCCGCAGTATCAAAAGTCCCACCGTGAGCATATATAATTAAACTTGAATTATTTATTGCGCCAGACATTGTGGCTGTAAAACCAAAAGCGTCGATAACCAAGTACCCAGATGGCGAAGCAGCGGGGATTGATACATTGGCTCTTCCTGCAATTCTTAAAGCGAATATGCTGTCTAACAAAGACCCCGTACCAGTATATGAGCCGTACATAGATACGACGGTGTTGCTTGGATTCGAAACGCTATAAGCAAACGATCCTGTATATCCAGTAGTGGTTATGTTTTTGCCTAGCGTTTTCCCATTGACTGTAATAACACTGCTTCCAGTGTTTGAGTCAAAAATAACATTATCTTGAGGCAACGGCGCTCGTTGAGCAGATCCACCACCATTTGTTGCTGAAAACCATATTGCATCAGAATAATTAGATGGGGCTGCTGTTTTTGCGTAAGAAGTCAACGGCGTAGTAACCGTCACGCCACTATTACCTCCACAATCGCCAATTGAAGTTCCGGTCAAAGAAGAGCCAAAAGTAAATGCTACGTCCTGCAAATCTACATTAGTTAATGTTCTTGTCGATGTACCTGTTACGTTAATTGATACTGGCGACCCCAAAGTGTCAGAAACAACATAAGCTCTGTTATTAGTAGAATTGCCAACTATTGAAAAAGTCCCGGCGGTGACTGAATTTGTACTAGTTGAGGCCAAAACAAATTCGTGATTTATACCTGCTGGCGAAGTTATTCTAAGACCAG